TTTCCAGCGCACGCGCTCGGGGTCCAAGTCCATCGCAATATCTCTGTACACCATCTCGTTTCCGATGGTGTACTGCACCGATTTCCGACCGCTCGGGGGAGGTGCCGTAACGGGCTTTGGATTAAAACTAGCCGGAGTTAAACGTCTTGGACCGCTGGGTTCTTCAGTGGCATTTACGCGTGTCTTGCCCTGCTTGATGACCCAAGCATCAGCAAACTCGCCTGACCAGTACGGGCCAGAGACCTGCAGATCATTGACGATCTCCTCGGCTGCGGCTTTACTTACCTCGTTTTTGATGTTGTCGACCCAAGTCGTGAAGCCCGGTAGTTTGAAGCTTGTGCGTCTTGCCATTACTGGGGCCTCGCAATGATGACGTAGAAGACCGGGTTGGCGCCTCGGTAGGTGGTGGGGTCGATTACCTTCATCGTTTGCGTTCCACCGTCGTAGGGGACTTCGAAGTAGTCGCCGGTGGTGACGTAGTTGTCGTCGATTTGGCCGGGGTCCAACAGGATCTTGACGTCGTTTTCCTGGTAGAGACCGCCAAGCTCCTGGATTCGAAGCTTGGTGATCACGGCTTTGACGTTGTAGGACGTCGTGGTTTTGGTGACGGCGCCGGTGTCGGCGTTGTAGGTCGAGCCGGTTTGCTGCACAAACACCACGTCTTGGCCCCACTCCTGCATGAGGGGGCCGGGAATTGGTCCGAAAACGTCGTCGACCTTAGACATCAGTTGCGGTACACACGGAATTGACCGGGTTGGCCACCAGCCCAACAACCGAGCCAGTTCTTGAGCCAAGGAACCTGTGAGAACAGGTCGCCGCCTTTACTGCCGGAGCTGGAGGCGTTCTCGAAATACTCGACCTCAAGAACGTCCAACTTTTGACGGCGGACTTGGGCGTCTTTGCCGCCCGTTGAGTCCAGCATCAAATTCGGGTCTTGGGAGAACTGGTACGCCAGCTCTACCGTCGCGGTTTGGACTTCGTAAGGAATTGCCGTACAAGCCGCTTTAACGCCGTCGCAGGTGACGTCGCTACGCGGCCATGCAAGGCGTTGCGCAAGGTCCTCATCGTCCGTCGCCGGCGTGCACCTCTTGCCCGGCCACTCCAACGTCTCCAGCCAAGTAGTCGACGTAATAAGCGCCAGTTTTCGCGCATCTTCAGTCAGAGCAAGCCAAGTCGCGCCCCACTGCACGTTTTCCGCGTAGGCGTCAGCAAAAGCCAGGTCGACGTAGCTGTTGCTGGTGGATCCCCCAAGTGTCGCTACTAAAACGGGGGCCATCAGATCACCTCAGTGTGCGTAATGACGAAACCTGATGCGATCAGGAACTCTTTCATCTTACGCGCTTCATTGATAGCGCAATAGAACAGCTCGAAAACGCCGCCCTTGTAGGCGTGGATGCGGACTTGGTTGATCACAGCCGAGGCTTCGGGGTGTCAGAACAAAACCCTAAACGCGCCAGGCTCAACTGCTTTTCTTTTTGCGCTTTGTAGCGGGCTTCTTTTTCTTGGCTTTGGCTTTCTTTTCCTCGGCGGCAAACTTGGCGGCCACGGCTGGCTCGTTCGCGTAGAGGTAGCGACGCTGCTTCTCGGATTTGAACGGCATAAAAAAGAGGGGCCGAAGCCCCTCCAGTATGAACACTCCAGACTGAGTATGACTCAGGCGACGGTGCCGCCGAAGGGGCTGTTCACAACCAGCTTCACAGCAGGGATCATGCGGCGATCGTTGAACGCCAGGGTCCAGTTGGTGCTGGTAGCAAGAGCTGCGTTGGTGGGGTTGTCGGCAGCGTTGTTCCAGGACACACCAGGCAGGTGGTAGACGTGGTGGTAGTTCACCGCGACCAGATCCTGCAGGCTGGGCACGTTGCGCTCCGACTCGATCCGAAGGGGCATTTGCTCGCCTTCGTAGATCGCGCCATCGCCGAGCAGATAGCAGACGAACTGCTCCTGTTGGCCGGCGGTGCCTTGGATCGGCAGCTGGGAATCCACGATGACGCGGAGGCCCATGAAGTTGCCGACGTTGGTGTTGGTGAGGCCAACACCGCCGCCACCCCAAGTAATCGCGCCAGCGGCTGCCAGAGCGGAGGTGGAGAAGGTCAGAGCGCCGATCTGCTCCAGGTACGCAGCCACGGTGGGGTGGATTGCGATGGTGGTCAGATTGTTGCCACGCTCGCCAAGGAGGTACTTGGCCTCGGTGACGGTGGCGGCACTCAGGTAGTTGGCTTCGGCTGCACCAGTGGTTACAGAAGCGTCCAGCTCGTTGCCGTTCAGAGCGGTGGTGAAGATGCCTTGGAGCATCGACACCAGCTTGGCGGTGCGCTTGCGGTTCAGGTCGTCAGCCAACTGGCTGCGCATGAAGGCAAGAGGATCTTCACCCGAACCGAGCTTGCTGAGGTCGTCGGCGGAGTACATGAAACCACGATGCGTGATCGTGGCGTACTGAGTGCCGGCGGTGACGTTTTGGCTGGTGAAGTGACCAGCGCCGCTGGTTCCCCAGGTGGCGTTGGACTGGATGACTTCCTCAGTCGCGTTGATCGGATCGAAGAACGGAGCTTCGATACGAGTGCCGATGGTGGCCTGCAGGCGAGGATCGCGGCGCAGAACACCTGACTTGATGAAGTCAGACTTCTCGTAGATCGCTTCCTGCAGATAGCGGCGGAAGGGAGCAGAAGTCGCTAGGCGTGTAGCAGACCCAATATCGCCAAGAAAGGTCGAATCGGGATCAAGGTTTCCGAGATAAGTTCCCATCGTTCGTGGGGGTAGTGGTTAGCAGCATCGCCCCACAGGGGCTTAACCCGCAGATGCCTCTTGCTTTAGCTGTTTCGCAAGATCGGGGTTGCTCATCTCCAGATTCACGATTTGCGTAATGTTGCCCGTGCGATACGGGTTGGACATGCCGCTCGTCGCAGCTGGAGTGGCTCGGGGTGAACCGATACCGCCAGATCCGCTGGCGCGGAAGAAATGCTCAAACCCGCTGTTGGGGTTCCGCAAGTTTTGAAGATGTTGCTGTAGTGGAATCTCCACGCCCCCATGGATAGCCACAACCGTCCCATCCTTCACTCGCAGATTGCCTTGCATCAGCGTGTAAAGCTGATCTGGGGCAAAGACCCCCTGTTGGGTCATCGCATTCAACGCTTGAGCGCGAATCGTTTGCTGCTGAGTCTCTTGCGCTTGCCGTTCCAGCTGAGTTTGTAGCTCGGCGATGGTGGCTTCGCGCTCGGCAACAGTGCGTGTTGCCTCCTCCCACAAAGTTTTGAACTCCCCGGCGTCAGCAAGCTTTTTCTGCTTCTGCTGGGTGCTCTGCTTTGTGAGGTTGCTCAGCTGATCCTGCAGCTCCTTGAATTTCTCCTGGTCTTTGCGTCGCTCACCGATTAACTCGGCGTTCTTCGCTTTCAGGAGTTCAAGTTGCGCAGAAAGGTTTGGTCCCGGCTCCGCTGCCACAGGCTGCGTCCCTTCGGTCTCCACAGGAGTGATGGGTAGGGTTGATTCTTCGCTCATAAATAAGGCGCTAAAACAAGACCACAGGTCTTAGCCCATAATATAAGCACAGTATTGAGTGTCCGATGGCTGAAAAGCGCTTTTCTATCGCGGGCGTCGTCTTCAACGACAACGCACCAGCCGAGGTTGTTGCTAAGCCTAAGAAAAAGGCCGCAGCAAAGAGCAAAGCTCCAAAGCCCGAAGCTGAAACTACTGAAGTAGTGGAACAGGGTGCTATGGAAGAGGCCGGTGATTCGGCGTCAGACGCGGTCTGAATCTTGGGTCCAAGGGGCGTGAATGCTCATGCCCCCTCCAAGCAAACGGCTCTCGCCCGTTTGTAGCTCGTCGTCAATCGGCTCATTAACGACAACAGGGTCTGTTGTTTGTGGCTGAGCTTCGTGCCAGTCCTCGATGGCGCGGTCTAGCCGAGGTTTGAGGGTGGCTTGGAACTTGAAGTCCTTTGCCGCCTGGTGGACGTTGTCGCGCCAGTCCCTTGTGCTAAACCGCACCAGCCAGGTTGGGGTCAGGACTTTTTTCGGGAGATGGCGTTGAGGACGCTGATCACCAGCTGGACCCAGCTGTTGCTGCGGATGGGCAGCAGGGTGAGGATTTCGCTTCCGGCGGCAGCCAGGATTGCGATAACGGCAAGAGTGCTGGGGTCCATAAGAAGTACTTGACTAGTTACAGCCTATTGGGTTTAGGACTTAGATAGTTCGCGCTTTAGGTGCTCCAAAAGGGCTTTTTCGTAGGGCTGGAGCTGGTTCCTGTCCTTGAGTTCCAGTTCGAATATGCGGAGCTGGATTGTTTTGTAGTAGACGTCGTTTACTAGTTGCTTGACGTCAGCGGCTTTGGCGTAACGCATCTCGACTGCTGTTACGCCGCCTGTTAGGGATAAGACGATGGCTAGCGTTACCGCCAGCGTCTCAAGAACTTGGGGGGATCGGTTGTTCGACGGGTCTAGAGACATCGCTTTCAGTACGAAGGCGTTGAATAGCCCCCATCTCCTTTTCAATGTCAAGATTATCGGGGAGAACTTCACCCCGCTGGAGGACTCGAAGGAATGTTTCATCGGTCAGACCTCCGCGAGCGTTGATGTCGTTGAGAACCGCAACGTCTTGCCCAATCAAACGATAGAAGTCAAACTCCCGATCCAGCACAATTTCGGGTGGTTCGACACCGAGATAGGCGGCGGCAAGGGCAAATGCCTCGTTTAGAGCGCTTTCCATCTCCAGAGACAAGATGGCGAGGACGCTGTTGGCTTGGGATTGGTCGACCCGCTTGGCGTCGGCGGATTCCGCAACGAATTTTTGGCCCAGCAGCTTTGTGACGCCCAAAGTCGCCATCTGTTGCTCAAGCTGCTGAATTTCTTCGCTTTGGGAAGAAAAACTGGTGGCGTCGGACTGGATGTAGTACGCCTTGTGGCCCGGCTCCATTGAAATGCCGTAGTTCGGGCCGACCGAGGCGCTAGATGCCTCTTCGTCCCAGCCCTCAAGCACGAGG